AGTCAATCACTGCCTAGTACCCCCAGAGCTTCTGGGTTACCAAAGCAAGCGACCGGCGCAGATGGCGACTACCCAGTATCTGGACCGCTCGGGCATCGTGGAGGAACCCCTCCCACCGTTCGAGTTGGCCCGGAGGGATGTCGTGAACTACTTTTGGAGGCATGCCTCGAGACACATCACTCTCAAGGGGGCAACCTCGGTCGCTTTGGCGCTAATCGATGGTCATACCTTCGGTGCAGCGACTATGGCTGGGCTTACGCTTGGGGCCCTGGCGTCCAGGTTGGACGCATGGGGAACCAGGCGGCTCGTTGAGCGGCGAAACGCTAGGTGGTACCACTACCTGGCAGCCGTCGTGAAACCTGACGAGCCGTACATAGATGCACGCTTCCTGCAGGACTTGGCGCTACCTGCGGGTCCCGATGAGGGAGCACTGGAGAGAGGCAGCCAAGTGGTGGTGCCTCCTGAGCCCACCCCAACATGCGTGGTCCCGGCTGATCCCACTGAGGATGAGGCCAACCAGCCCGCAAGTGAACAAGGGGGGGAGGAGGGGGACTTGCCGGACGTGGTCATCGCGGACGCCGATGGCCTAACAACTGTGTCCAAACCAGGCAAGTTCAAGAGGCCCATCAAGGTGGTGGTTGATGGCAGCGGCGTGACAATTGTGGACTTACCCGCGGTCCCCCCCGAGCCATTCGTGCCTGTTGGTGCGGTGACGCCTCGGGGCACGCAGTTGCCTGAGGCCCCGTTTACCCCGGTCATTCCGGCCCCAACCGGCTACGTGCCGTATGGGCCGCATGTCAATCTCAACCGGGGGCGGGTGCCTTGGATGGTGAGGAAGTATGTGCAGATGCTCCAATTCGAGCTCGGATGCCTCAAGCGCACCGCTGCCAACCTTGCTGTCTACCGCCGCAAGCTGCTGGACAAACACGAAGGCATGTTCGTCAAGGACAAGGTGCGGCCAGAGGACCGCCCGGCTTGGGTCGTGGAGGCGATACTCGAGCTTGTCTTCGTGCCGAGCGAGGACGCGTTGTTGTGGCGTCAACGCTTCATCGAAAGCCCCGAGGTCCGTGAACGGGTGCGTTGGTACTTTGCCAACGCACCCAAGGACACTTAGGGGTGCCCCGGCTGGCGTGACGGGGTTGTGACCGCGATGGAACTCGACCTGGTCGAGATTGCCAAGCGGTTGCGCCCCAGTTGTTCGGTGACAGTCACGCCGAAAGCAGGGGAGCCGAAACTCAGAAGGGTGGCGAATCTACTGAACCTAAGTGCCGGTACACTCTTCTCCGTACATGATTCATGCCTGCGAAACGCACTCCGAGGGATCATCTTTCGGGTTCTAATCCGTGAGGATATGAGCCCGCCCCCGGAGCCGACGGATGAGGCGATCTCCAAGCTCAGGAGGTTCAACGACAGGTTTGATGCGTTTGCGCTACCGACCGCCCGGTTCACGCCCGATGAATTCGTGGCGTGTTACAAGGGCCGCAAGGCAAAGACGTATCAACAGGCCGTGGAATCCCTCCGAGAGACCCCACTCTCAGAGCGAGACGCCAAAATCAAGGCCTTCATCAAAGCCGAGAAAATCAACTTCACTAAGAAGTCAGACCCGGCCCCGCGCATCATCCAGCCACGGGACCCTCGGTATAATGTTGAGCTAGGCAGGTACCTCAAGCACTTGGAGCCGAGGATCTTCAAGGCGATCAAAAAGGTCTTTGGCGGGCACACCGTGTTCAAGGGCTTCAATGCATTGGAGTCGGGGCGACGTCTTCGAAAGAAGTGGGATAAATTCCCAAACCCCGTGGCCGTTGGGTTGGACGCGAAGCGTTTCGACCAACATGTTCGGGCCAGACACCTACGATGGGAGCATGAACGCTACGGGAAATACTACCCGGGCGATCGGTTCCTTAGGTGGATTTTATCCATGCAGCTCCTAAACCGTGGTGCGGCGCACTGCAATGATGGCACCGTTCGATACGTCGTCGACGGCTGCCGGATGAGCGGGGACATGAACACCTCGCTGGGCAATTGTTTGCTAATGTGCGCCTTGGTGTGGACGTATTGCGACGAACGACAGCTGGAGTACGAGCTGGCGAACAATGGCGACGATTGTGTTGTCATCCTCGATGCAAGCCATCTTGGTCGGTTTCTGGGGGGACTGACTGAGTGGTTTTGGGAGGCGGGCTTTGACATGGAGGTTGAGGACCCGGTTTACCAGTTCGAGCGTATCGAATTCTGCCAAACCCGGCCTGTTTGGACGCCTGAGGGCTGGATCATGGTTCGTGACATCACGGCCGTGGACAAGGACCTCGTGGCGTTCGGGCTGGGGCAGTCTGAGCAGGAATGGCGAAACGCGTGCCACATGATAGGCGAGTGTGGTCTGCACTTGGCGGGCCACATACCACTATTTGGCGCACTCTATCGCCGGCTTTTCACCGCGGGTGTCGGTGGCCGCAAAATTGAGCGAGCGATGACCGGGATGGACTACTTGGCCGGGGCCTTGACAACTCCGCAAAGCCTATCCACCCTATGACTCGTTACTCGTTCTGGGCCGCTTTTGGGATTACCCCGGATGTTCAAGAGGAGCTAGAGCGGGACATTAAATCTCTGGTCGTGACGTATTCACCCAACCGCGATGGGAATAGACATCTCATCGACCTCAACACCTTGAGATCCTAAACCACTGGGCAAGCTTGGAGTGATCTAGACAAGCACCCACCACGCATTCAGCAAACGCGAGTTGACCAAGCCGAAAACGGACCCTTTTGCACTGACCATCGTTGTGTTGTTCTCCCTGATTTACGCCACCTTCGTAGCTGTTTTGTGCTATGGCGAAAGCCAAGGTGGCGGCTGCCAAGAAGAAGAAGGCGGCAAAGGTGAAGCGACAGCCAATTAAGGTTAAGAAGGCGCAGGGCCTAGGATTAGCGGATGCTGGGCAAGCCTTAGGCGCTTACCTCGGAGGGCCGATTGGATCCATCGCCGGCAAGCTCGGCGGTGGCCTGTTGGCCCGTATCACTGGGTTTGGCGACTACCAAGTGAACCAAAACACCCTGGCTATGGGGGGACCACCCCCGTCCTTCTACAATCGAGGGAATGGCTATGAGGTGTGTCACAAGGAATTCATCGCCATCGTCTCCGGCACTGCCGGTGAGACGTACACCCGGTATGCCATCAACCCCGGGCTCGTTGACACTTTCCCATGGCTTAGTTCTGTGGCATTGAACTTCGATGAGTACGAGATTTTGGGGCTGGTGTTCGAGTATCGCCCTACTAGCGGCATGAGCGTCAATTCAACTAATCCCAACCTGGGCTACATAGTGATGTCCACTCAGTACAATCCACTGGACACCCCCTTTGCAAGCCGCATTGAGATGGAGTCGTACGAATACTCAACCTCGGGGCGTCCCTGCGACGCCTTGATGCATCCTGTTGAGTGCGACCCCAAGCAGCGGCCGCTGCAGATCCAGTATGTGAGGCACGCAGCAGCCCCAGCGGGGTCTGAGCAGATGTACGACCTCGGCAACTTCACCATACTGTGTGGAGGCCTCCCGGGAAACAACCCGGTGGGCGAGCTGTGGGTCACTTATCATGCCCGATTCCGCAAACCACGGTTGGGACCAACAGGCACATTTGCCCATTTCATTGGAGGGTGGCATCCCTCCACAGGCGTTAATACGTGCACCGCTGCCGCCCCACTTGGCGACGTTGCGGACTGGCGTATAGAGGACGAGAAAATCACCGGCTTCATCACGAGACTTAGCTCCACTAAGTTGAGTCTCCAGCAGGCTGGGTACTATCGTATAACGGCGATGTGGCAGACGGCGTTGGGCGCAGCCCCAACCGTCTTGCCCACAATCACTTACGGCACGGGATTTACGGTGCTCGACAATACGGTCCAGATCAACAACCCTCCAACCATAGGGACCTCGACCGCTGCGACACCTTCCGCGACCTACATGAGCGTCGTGAAGCTCAACACGTCAGGCACAAGCCTGTTCCCTCCATCCAACGACATCACATTCGGGGGCCTGACCAATCTCACACAGGGAACGGTCGACCTCTGGTTCCATTACCTAGGACAACGAGCTCCCACTCCTTATCAGTAGGAAGTCAATTACAATGCGTAACCCGACGGGGGATAAACGGAAAAGAAAACAACAAATAACACCGTGATGTGGATAAACTAAAGTAAAATTAGTGGTCGGCTGGGGAGTCTGTTGGGACGTTAAACCAACACACAACAACTCCAACATCAACGGGGAGGTGGCAAAAGCGTAAGCGGGGGGCCAC